GTTAGGAAAGTATAAAGAATACACTAAAGCTGAATTAGCTAAATATTACAATTTAAGTGACGATAGAATAGGACAAATACTAAAAAAAGCTATTTTCAAATTACAACATGTTAGTTCTGCAAGTCTTCTATTGAGTACTGGATTCTATGACAAATTTACTAAGGTAGATGTAGATCCAGCAGTAATGAATGAGGCAGAAGTATATTTACAACGAGAACAATCAATAGCACAACAATAAAAGGAAAATTATGTCACTAAAACAAACACATCTTAATGGAGAACCAAGACCCTTTCACTACCGAGACAATGTTAAAATTGTAGGTAATGAGTATGATTTAAAACACTGTACAAGTTGTAATCACGACTTATTACCTAAGTTTTTTTCAAAGAAAGGGACTCGAAATGCTATGGGTTCTAATTATCTACAGGGCCGTTGTAGACCTTGTTCCAACGCTATTGATAAAGAACGACAATATATAAAAAAAATTGCTGGTCCTAAACCCTTCTTTTGTGAATGTTGTTTTAAGACTACTGATGATCTACAACGTGATCATATTCGAGGGACTTACATCTTTAGAGGATGGGCTTGTAAGAATTGTAATACGGGCCTAGGGCTCTTTAACGATAATTTAAGAGGGGTGCTTGTAGGTGCATTGTATCTGGAAAAAGATCCACAAAAAATTATTGACGAATTAAATGATATAATCTCAAGGAAAGAGTTAGATGATCAAACACAGTAAACGTTATACCTACATACAAGGCAAACAGCTCACGGACCCCGGATCAGGGACCCGGATGTATGAGATTAGTAACTATAAATTACCCTCAGTGACTACTGTACTAGGTGCTACAAAGAACCAAGATTTTATAAAAAAGTGGAAGGCTAAAGTAGGCGAGGTTGAAGCAACACGGATCAAGGACCACGCTTCAAGTCGAGGGACTTGTATGCACAAGTATCTAGAGCACTATGTTCTTGGAACTAATATCATTGATTTAACACCCATAGGTCAAGAAGCACGGCCCATGGCCGATAAAATTATAGAGATGGGTCTTGCGCCAGTGGATGAATATTACGGTAGTGAAGTTATGTTGCACTATCCGGGCCTGTACGCGGGTGCTACAGATTTAATTTGTTCTCATAATGGTATGGAAACTGTTGTAGATTTTAAGCAGTCCAATAGACCAAAAAGAGAAGAATGGATTGAAGATTATTATATGCAAATTGCAGCATACGCCATGGCTCATGACTATGTTTATGGTAGCCACATTAAACAAGGTGTAATTATGGTGTGTACGCCAGATTTATACTATCAAGAGTTTAAGGTTGAGGGATTACAATTAAGAAAATGGAAACATGCTTTTTTAAAAAGATTAGATATGTACAATGAATTACAAAAAGACGAGAAAGAAAAAACCAAACCAATGAAAGCAGAGGATTTTAATGTTCAGGAAGATAAAACCAAATAATTTAGATAAAATAAATAGACTTCAATCAATGAAGGCACATCCTATAGGCGCGAGGGGTAAAAGAGATGTTCGTATAAATAAATTAATAAATAAATTATATAATAGAAAAGAAATGAACTAATGAAAGCTGGAATGGAATTAGCCGCAATTACTTTGTTTACAGCACTTTGGATATACTTACATTTAGGAGCAATATGAACTGTTGGCATTGCCAGGAAGAATTAATATGGGGTGGTGATCATGATACAGAAGATAATGAAGAGTATGACATGGTTAGTAATTTATCGTGTCCTAATTGTCACTGTTTTGTTGAAGTCTATCACCCATCAGAAAGTTTAATCAAAGAATATAAAGACCACGAAGATGCAAATGAATCTGAATAGTGTTCTAATTGTGTCTGAATTAAGGCAGAAATAAGTCATGATTAGGGTGTCGAAAGGGTGTCGAAATGGCGTAAAAGGGTGTCGAAAAGGTGTCGAAAGGGTGTCGAAAAATATGTACATTAGAACAATTCTAAATAATTATCACAAAACTGCGACATATATGTACAAGATAGTAAACAAATGGTTACTAATTTCGACACCTGCGACACCCTTGCGACACCCTTTCGACACCCTTTCGACACCCCCCTTTTGGAAGATTTTAAGAAAATTAATGAGTAATAGCGTGGGTTATAGAGTAATAGTAATCATTTGTTTACTAATTTCGACACCCTGTCATTTTTTAGCGCCATTTAAAAAAAATAAAAATAAATACACACTGTTAGGTGTCGAAAAATATCACTGCCTTATTTCAGACACAATTGAGGCAGTTTTTATTTCCCCTGTTCGTGCCTATATTTTTGATATATACAGAACCCATGCCTAAACCTAAAAAGAAATCTAGACAGTTAAACACCTATGCTAAACCCAAACTTGTAAAACAACAGGTTAAGTTTCCATACAGTAGATATAAAATTGATTGGTGTGATATCGTAACTGAAGGCGGTTGGGGTAGTGAAAAAGAATTTAATAATATGAAACTAGCAACACCGGTAAGTGAAGGCTATCTATTTAGTAAAGACAAAGACACTGTTAAAATATTTGCAGGTTATGATATTGATGATGATGGAACTATTACTTTCTCTGAAAGATCTGTGTTCCCTACTTCGTGTGTATTAAAAATGACTAAACTTCACTAGATGGCTCATCAGTTATCTCTTCTACCTGACCTTCAACAACGTCAGCATTTAAAAGAGGTGCGTAATCTTCTAGTATTTGTTTCATTTTGGCTTCCAACTGCATTTCTGATAGTTCTTCTAGCTTTCCATGCTTTATTATTTTTCTGTCTATATATAACCCTGCTGCTTTGCCTCGGTTCGTTTCAGCATTTACAGCACTTGAAAAACTTCCTTTCTTCAAAGCCATCTTTTTAATTCTATCTAATTCTGATATGTGACTTTCATAAGTCACTTCAAATTTCTTCATTCTCTCTTCTTTAAGTCCACCTACATATTGTACTACCAATGGTGATAGTCTAGGATTCAATAGTTCTGATCCTTCTTGTCTACTTCTATTTTTGCTATATCCAGCTAGTTCAGCTGCTTCTGATTGAGAGACCGGGCCATCAGGCCCACCAAATACTATGAACTCTGCAAACCTTTTCTGCATCTCAGTTAATCTTTTTGGAACTCCCATGTTGACATTTTAAGGTAACTATCCTATAAAGTCAATATGAAAGATGAAGATAAAACATTCGAAAATGAAAGGCAATTTATGAAAGAAGTTGATAAAAGAGTAGAAGATAGAGGCCCAGCTGACTTATCTTTTGTTATAGATGATTATAGAAAACAACTCTATGAAATGCAGCAGTATAAATCTAAATGTATCCAATTAGAAAATCAACTCAAAGGTAGCAAGGCTATCATTGAAGACTTTGCAAAGGCCATTAAAGAATTAAAAAACTTTGAATTGTCTCAAGCTAAAGAAATAGATAGACTTAATGAGTATGTTCAGATATTAGAACTGCAGAAGAAAAATAATTAATGTTAGTTCACGATCTTCAAAATTTCTTGTCTAAGTTTACTGAAGGAGCCAAAAAAGGCACTCAAGGTAATGTCTTATCTCATGCAAAAATCTTTGTTGAACGGGACGGCTTTTTAGAAGAGATAAAAAAAATGGAAGTACATGAGAGTAATATTATAGGTCAACCTGGTCACAGATTAGTCTTAAAAACTCAACAAGAGAAAAAATTTACCATTGCTGATAGTCTTAAAATGGGCTCATAATGCATGCGTGGGTTACCCTTAAAAACCTATGGGTCCAGAAGCTAAATTATATCAAAAACTTAAGAAGAATTGGAATCAATTTTCGTTCAATAGATTGGAGAATTCCAGCTTACTTGGTACTCCTGATGTATTGGTCTACAATAATAATCGGCACTTTTTCACTATAGAATTAAAAGTTACAAAGGGGAAGAAAGTTCGATTTAGTCCACACCAAATTGCCTTCCATTATAAGCATCCAACAAATACTTTTATCATAGTAGAGGCCCTTGGTCCGAGGTCCCCTAATACTTATTCAATGTACAAGGGATCACAGATCATGGAGCTTGAAGCTTGCGGCTTGGAGCTTGAAGCTTGGTGCCTGGGGCTTGAAGCTTGCTACCTGGAACTTGCTAAGCTACGGAGTTTCTCCGAAGAACCTTCGGAGCTTGGAGCCTGACGCTTGGAACTTGGAACTACTGCAGCTACGGAGTTTCTCCGAAGAACCTTCGGAGCTTGGCGCTTGTCGCTTATAGCTTCTTTTTTCCTGAGTATGGGTGAATGAGATCGAACCGGCGGTCCGGGATCCTTGGCCCTTCGACCGTGGCGCTGGCACCAGCCGGTGCCGTTTTTAAAAAAATCCATTAGTGCTTGACGCTTGAAGCTTTTATTTTTGTTATACCTAACGCGCGCAGCTGTGAGCTGGACAACGTGCGGCCTTTATTAATATTCAAAAATGATTCAGGGCGCATTAAATGACCGTCCCTGGATCTATACATAAAAGTGTACTTTGTTTTTTTCATATTAGTGCTCACCGTAACATACATTTGAAACTGATTTATCCCAGCAAGCTCTACAGTCCTTACACTTATTGCCCTGAAGAGGCGCGGGGCATGTTACATCAATTTTTTTAGTTGAGACTGTTGAAGTATTGGGCCAGCTGGTCCCTGCTGCCTGGTCTATCATTGGAATGGAGAACCGGACAACAAGATTGTCAGGAGCTTCAACAATATAATCTTTGGTCCATGCTTCACGCGTTGGCATCCAATGCTTAACTTCAGGCGTCAACCTACAGACCTCGTAAATTCGTCTTAGATGGTCCAGGTTTTGAACATCGCCTGAATCGTGCCATCTAAAATATTTGACCTTTTTAGAATTGATTTGAGCAGCCATTGCTTCAACCCATTTAGGATGGGTTAATGACCTGAAGCGCTTATATTGCGCATCGATAACATTTTGGAATCTATACCGGCCGCGCTTGTAGGCGTAACAGTTAGCGCAAACGCTGCCAGCTACAGATCTAAGCTTAGTCCCAGTTTTGCATTCGTGAGCTGGTGTACTGTAAGCAAATCCAGGCATTTTGCCCGGCTTGCTTAAGGTGTGTGTTATTGCTTGAGCTTCTTTTATATTCATTTTTATTTCTCCTGTATAAGTTAATTTAGTACTACTATTTAATTGTGTTCGAATTAAGGCTTGCCGCTTGGAGCTTGTCGCTTGAAGCTTGCAGCTTGCCGCTTGTTCCTGGCCCGTGGACCTTGAAGCTTTTGAAAAATCTCTCGCAGCTGGCAACATAGGCGCGCGGGAGGCGCCTATGATCTTCTAAAAAATAGTGTGTTAGATCTCGATGTTTAATTCTTCTACTCATTTGTGATCTCCTCGTGTGATAATCGGGTCTCGTCCCATGGACCGCCCAGGTGAGCTGGTTTATCCTCGTCCCATATACCTTTAACATCCGGCATGCTGGCCACGCTGTAACCAGCAGCCTGCAATGCATTCTTAATTACATATGCTGGATCCTGATAACCTTCAGGTTCTTGCAATTGTCTCCATTCAAATTTAACTTGTGCTTTCATTGTCTCTCTCCCTTTGTTTTGATGCATTGTCTTCTTGATCTTTTTTAACAAGACGCAGGATCTCTTCTAATGATTCCGCTATTCTAACCAGCGGGAACCATGGATCGTATTTTTGTTTATCTTCGTTCATATATTTCTCCTGTATTGGTTAACTTATACTGTATCATGCATAATCCTACATGTCAAATCTTTATTAAACTTATCCACACAACCACAAGTTGTATCGCTTGGAGCTTGCCGCTTGTAACTTGTAACTTCAACCTCAGGTTGAATTTTTCTTTTCAACTCCAGGTTGCATGGACCAGTTGGTGTAACCACATAGGCGGGGATCTTCTTACGCGTCATACAATCCCTGCAACGCCCGTTGCTCACGACCTAAGTTATAGAGGTTAACCCTCAGTTAACACCATCCGATCCCAGAACAGTTGCAATGATGACTCGACCAAAAGTACAGGTACAACTGCTCAGGGATCAGTAGCACGACCACAAAGTACGTGCTACTGATAAAATTAGTAATAGGGATTAATGCACAACAAACTTGTGTGTAATCAATTACTTGATTACTTTACCTATTACTAATCTATCTCCTATATAATGCTTGACAAAGTATTAGTCAAGTGTTAATTTGATTTTAATTAAAATAACTTAAACCAAAGGAAACATGACACATAAAATAAGAATGAATACCGAGTTAAGAAACAAACTCTTTAATAAAATAAAACATACATTTGAGAATGAAAGCACACAAGAAAAAGAAGCTATGCTTGAAGCAAGGGAAAATGTTGATGTTCAATATAAGTCAGCATTTGAACTAGCTTCTCAAATAGTTGAACGGGCTTATCCAAAAGAAGATGTCACAACTTTAAGACATTATAAAAAGAAATATGGGGACGCAGTTGATGTAGTTGCCAAAGATAAATGTTTTTACTTTGCACACAACGAAGCAGTTGATGATGACGGAGATACAACAGAAACTAAATCACACTTTGATTTTGGTTTGTTTGGTAATCTAAATGGTGCTGAATATAGTCATGACGAGGGTAAAAAGTTTGCATATGCTTATTTAAGAGAGGACTTAAAAGCTATGGACTTAAATCCAGATATACTTGCACAGCAAGATAAAAACCAAGACAATCCACATAAGACAAAACATATTGACCTTAATGATAAAGCATTAGGTCGTAGTGGTGGTAGTAGTAGGCATAATAGTGATGACAGTATCGGCATGACTAAAAGTTTTAATGACCAATTTTATCTTGATGTCATTGGAACTAGCTACTGTCGTTCTCGTGCTATTGCTTGTACTCAAGATGAATACAAGGAACTTGAAGCATGGAGAATTGCCAAAGGTCAATTAGTTGCTACTCATCAATCATGGGTGGATAGTATAACTAAACAATGCGACCAATTAAAAATTGGGTTGAAAGCATATAGATACTTGAGTGAAGCAATAGAACTTGCAACTGAACTAGGTATTGAGGTTGAGGAGAGTGAGTTGATTAGAACTAACTCAACAGGCTTAACAATCTATAACCCTAAAAATCTTGCTGATATGATTAAAGGTTTAAAGAATAATAAACCATTAACAACAGCACAGAAAATAGAGGCAAGAAAACAATACGAACAATCAAACTAATCATTTGACAAGCCTATCCTATTGATGATAGGATAGGCTAATTAACTTATACAGGAGAAATAACATGAACATAGGACAAACATTTAAGATTACTTACTACGCAAAAAAACATGGTAAGCACATTACAAGACAAGGCAAGTGGACAGAAAAATGCATAGAAAGATTAGATAAATTAGGTAATGATATAATGATATACTTTGATATGGACGCAGATGGATATAGAACAGCAACTAAATCATGGAAAGTGAGGTACTAATGGAGTATGTTTTAATAATAATGATAGTACTAATAATAACAGCTAGAATATGGAGTGATAAATAATGACACAATTAAATGATGAACACTTTGAAATAATAGAGAAAAACAAAATAGAACGATACGAACGACAGAAACTAATTTACCTTGAAGATAGAATAAAGGTGTTAGAGAAATCTATTGAGAGCCATGCTAAAATCTTAGCTAGATTTCAAATGACTGAGGGAGAACAATCATGAGTGAACATGTCTGGTGCCATGGACCAAGCTGTCATCTATCTCACACTCAAGATAGAGTGCGAGGTGTCAAGGGTAGCAAGGTCCTAAGAACTCGTAAGGTACAATTTAATCCACAGTATTTAAATATGTATTCTTATTTTTGCAGTAATGGTTGTTATAATGACTTTGCTAATAAACATATAGAACGAGTCATTGCCATTGAGCCAAGGACCGAGCCCCTTGAAACATCGGTTGAGGTTACCAAAGAAAAGAAACAATATGGATATGGGGACAGAACTTATACTGATACAATAATAACAAGGGTTGACAATCCTAGTTGAATAAACTAGGATAGTCCTACATTAACTTTATACAGGAGATATAATATGACAAGAACAATTAAAGCCGAGTACATGCCAGG